ACTTTATGGAATAGATATTCGGTAACAGTTCAGGTTCCTTCTATTTCTGGAAAAACAATTGGATCAAGCTCGTTTATTGCCTTAGATTTATTTACATCTGCAGGTGCTGATTTTAATGCTCGTAGCGGATCACTTGGTATTCAAAATAATACCTTTGATTTTTGGGGTGTTCAAGTTGAGGCAGGAACTACTCCCACACCGCTTGAGCAACGTCCAATAGGACTTGAAACAACTCTTTGCCATAGATACTTTCAAAGATTTATTGACCCTGCTGGATTTGGAGTTAACGCTGGAGGAAATGCAACAAGAGTATTAATGCCCTTATACACAAGAATGAGGGCAATCCCAACTACCGTTATCTCTGGAACTTTTAATTTTTGGAATGGAGGAGGCACTGGAACTTCAACTGCTCTACAAGCTGCATATAATTCTATATCGCATGGTCAACTAGATTTTCTTGGTGGAGCAGGAACTACAGGTCAGCCAAATGCACTATATACAAATGGTGGATCTAATTATGCAGATTTTAGTGCGGAGTTATAATGTATAAAAAATGTATTGACTCAATAACTGGAGAAGAAGCAAAATGTGTTAATCGTTTATCAGATAACGCAATAATACCATTTGACGAATCAAATATGGACTATCAAGAATATTTAAAGTGGCTAGAAGAAGGAAATATTCCTGAGCCTTCTGATCTAGAGGAGGTATAATAGTAATATGCCTGGATATTTAGTACCTACAAATACTGTTGATCAATCTACCACCGTTGGTGGATATAATATATTTCAAGCAGTTAATAGTGGCTCTATATTACAAGTAAAAAATATTACAAAGACTGATGCACAGGTTATAAGTGGTGCATTGTGGAATGACATTTCTGGTTTATCTTTATCAATTACCCCCACATATTCTAGTAGCAACATATTAATAATTGCAGATGTAAAGGCAGCTGGAGATACTGATGCAAGCGTTGTAAGATCTAGGGTACTTAGAGATTCAACGGCAATTGGAATTGGAGATGCCTCAAGTTCTAGACCAAGGTCCTTGTCAGAATTTTATATGGCATCAGGTGCTGGACCATTCTATGTAGCACAGCTTGGTGGAAATATTTGGGACTCGCCCAACACAACATCTGCAATAACCTATAAAGTTCAATTGGGTGGGGACAGCAATGGCTCAACTGTATTTATTAATAGAACTGAAGGCGATAGAGATACTGCTTATTACGATGGAAGATTTATATCTTCAATAACTTTAATGGAGATTGCAGGATAATGCCAGGATATGTAAAGCCCCCAGTAAATGGACGTATAAACGGCACTATGGAAATGATACCGTCTCTTTCTACCCAAACCCCCCTAACAATTAAAGGGGCTGTATCTCAAACAGCAAACTTATTAAACATTCAGGATAGTAGTGGAACCGTAATAGGATCTATTGATTCATCTGGAAGACATGTAAGAAACAACCCCTCATTTTTAATTCGTAGTTCGGCTGGAACGGCATATAATGGTGGAGGCACATGGCTAGACATATCAAGGCTTTTAACATCTGGTGGGGTTTCTACGGCAATTGTAGATCATAACATTGGTTCAAACTGGAATGCATCTACTGGAAGATTTACTGCCCCAGTTTCTGGAAGATATTTGTTTTATGCAGGTGGATGGACCAACTATAATGGTGCAGGAAATAGGTATGCAATTTCTTTTACTATCAATGATGGCTCTCTAACATATATTTCTGGAGCAAATACCTCTATAGCGGATTCACCTGTTGTATTTTCTCCAGTAATTTACAACCTTGCTGCAGGTGACTATATGATTTGCAAGATGTTTTCTTCCGTTGCAATGAATCTTGGAACAGGAAGTCATGCATTTTACTATGGGGGGTATTTAATAGGATAATGGCTACTATATTTCCTTTAGACCCAGAACTTAATGATACATATACATCAGGCAGTGTTACTTGGATTTGGGACGGTGAAGCATGGGTAAGATCATTTGTTGATGATACCGTCAATACTGATGTTCTTGTAGATATTGTTTCACAAACTGTATCTATTACTGCAAATACCGCCACAACAATTAGCTCCTTTGCTACAACAAAGTATAGAACTGCTGAGTTTATTGTTCAGGTAACACAGGGAACAGACTACTATTCCTCAAAGATATTTTTAATACATGATGGCACCAATACAAAAATTACTCAGTATGGTATCCTTGAAAGTACGGTTAACGCAATTCCAGTAACAATATCATCTACAATATCTGGAGGAAATGTCCTTTTAAGAGCAACAGTAACAGATGCTTCCACATCTAATTGTTCTGTTAAAATAATCAGAACTGCGGTAACTGTTTAATGATTAATCTAAAGGTAAAATCTGGTTTAGAGTCCAAAGAATATGGACAAAATATATTGCCACAAGTTGGAACAATTTTAATATATGCTGGAACTACAGCACCTGCTGGATGGCTTTTATGTAATGGTTCAACCTTTGATCAAACCTTATATCCACAACTATATGCTCTTTTAGGTAATTCAAATACCCTCCCAGACTTAAGAGAAAGATATTTGATTGGTAAAGGCAGTGATAGTCTTACTTTAAATACAAATACTGGTTCAAGTAATCATGAGCATTCATATTCATATGCTGGTAATAATAGCAATAACACCGCAATTTCTCATGCTCATAATGTTGGTACATATTTTAATGCAACCTATACCGCTCATGCACACTACTCATATTTAAATGTTGGCATTGATTTTTTTGGAAACAATGCTGCTAACTATAGAGCAGGAAGCTCTCAGAATATGACAACTCAAAACCATGAGCACTATACTGGTGGATATGCATCGGGATCAAACTATGCTGGATATAATCATGCACATAATGGAGCCATAACTAGAAATGATACGAATGCACCTGCACACGCTCATACTGTAGCATCAAGTGCAGCTGGGTATATTTCCTCAAACACCGCAATTATACCTCCAACAATCTATTTAAACTTTATAGTTAAGGCAGGATAAAATGAGCAACTTTAACGTAAAAGATGGAGTACAAATAGCAGACAGCAAAAATCCATTTTTCTTGCCAGGTGCAATTGTATCCTCAATGGTTGCAGCAACCCCTGATGGTTGGTTAAACTGTAATGGTCAAGAAGTTTTAATAACTCAGTATCAAGACCTATATACTTCAATTGGAACAACATATAACTTAGGCACTGAAACTGTAGGTTACTTTAGATTGCCAAATATGTCTTCAAGATATCTTATTCAGAAAACATCTGGTAGTGGTATTTATGGAAACTCTAGCACACATAGCCACTCAACTTCTGCAAACTATGATTTAGCAGCAAAAACCGTAGATCATGGTCATCCAACAAACAATTATGTAAATAACAATAACATTTACCATGCCCCAGGTGGTGGTGGATCAGGTGGTGGTACTGACAATAACCCACTAAATGCAAACAAAACTGGTTTTTCTTCTGGTGGTGCCTCTGGTGCAGGTCATTTCCACTCAGTAAACTGTGGTGGGAACCAAGATGGACCTTATGGAAATGATCATGGTCATGGAATGTCTACAGGTATTGGAAACTCTTCACAAAGTCATACGCATTCTGGGTCATTTGCAGCAGTAAACTCCAATAGTTCATCCATAAACCCACAAAGTTTTGTAATAAATTATTTTATAAAGTCTTAAGTAGGATATAATATAAACATGACTAGCGTAGACTTAGAGGTAATATCTGGATATGATATTGACACAAACACCAATAGCTTTATTCCAGTTGGCTCAATTATTTCCTATGGTCATAACTCTTTTTTAACAAACATTAATGAAATTGGAATGGTTCCTTGTGATGGAAGATCACTGAATACATTTACATACAGCAATCTTCACAAAATAATTGGAAATATTTATGGTGGCACAGCATATTCTGCTGGAACAACAGACCAACCTTCTGCGGTTACAACCTTTAATGTTCCAACCTTAAACGATTCTGTTAAGTTTTTAGCAATGAAAAATGCTCAAGCGTTAAATGCAACTGGGGGCTCTGCATCGCACACCCACACAAACTCTATAAATGCTACTACAACTGCTGGAACCTCAACCTTTGATCATGGTCACTACTGGTCAGCTTATGCACAGGCACAGGGAGAATATCACGCACACTATATGGGTGGGTTTTATTTTGGAAACTCAAATACTCCAGCAAATCAACCAGTTGGAAAAGTTGATGGTAATCAGTCTGCTGCAGGGCGATACCATGCTCATAGTGGATATGTTCCTGCCATTGGATATGGAGCGTATACTGAACACGATCATTATGCAGATGGCAATATGTATACTGCAAGTGGAACTAATCATGATCATACGGTATCTGTATCAACAACTACTGCTGTTACAACGGCAGTACCGAACTACGCAACAGCAATGTTTTATATAAAAATATAAGGATAGGAGGGTAAAATGACATACAAGAAAATATTAGTGGGAGACAAGTTAATCTTTGGAGTATCTGATACCGAGTTTATTGACATAGATGGACACGAAAAGTTTAACTATTTTTGCAGTCTTTCTGAGTCTCATAAAGAAGATCTAATTCAAGACATAAAAGATGGTCTTATGGAGGCGGTAGAAGAAGAGCTATCATGCTTAGACACTGGATCACAAGACCACTTGACAAAAACTATTGCATATGTTAGACTTATGCAAACAGTATCTTCATCTATTTACATAAATAATGAAACTTTAGCTAAGGAGCAAGAACAAGCATTGCTACAGCAAAGTTTAATAGATCAAGCAGAAAATTGGAGTTTTAGTGAGTAAGAACGCAAAGCCAGTTATAGAGTTTGTGGAGGCTAAGGTTGGGTATTCAAAAATATTTGATGCACCAGTTTTAGCCTCTGCAACTATACCTAAGTGGTATAAAGATCAAAACCTAAACATTGGAGACAAGATGGTTTTGGATAAGACGGGAACACCAGCGAGAACAATTAAGGCGTGTATGCCAGTGTTTGATTTAATTACCGCTGGATATGTTATTAAGTGTCCAGGAGATATACTTTTTCAAGTTGATGAAAACAATGTTCCCCTAACTTCCTGGTCCGTTGATGGAATGTCTCTGGTTCAATCACATTCAAAAGATCAGTTTAATAAGTTTTCTGTACCAGAGGGATATCATCCAGATGTAGCCCTAAAGTTTATCAATCCTTGGATTGTTAGAACCCCTCCAGGATACTCAACATTGTTTATAACGCCAGTAATGAGAGACGAGTTGCCATTTTATTGTGTACCAGCCATTGTTGATACTGACAAGCACCCATCTCCAGTAAACTTTCCATTCTTTATTAAGAAAGGTTTTGAAGGAATTGTAGGTTATGATACCCCAATGATTCAAATGATACCTTTTAGAAGAGAAGAATGGTCTCATAAAATATCAGAAGCTGATGAGCTTTTAGAGCACGTTGTTTGGCAACATGCTAAGAGAAAGATTCAAAA